TGCTTGCTTTGCCTTTGTAAACGGAAATGATTGCTCCGCTTTCCTCTGAAAAGAGAAATAGACCCTGCAATATATATCACCATAGTGATAGGTTTGCATGCTGGTATGCTGGTACGTTTGCATGTTGGTATGTTGATATGTTGGTATGTCATCATGCTTTCCAACGGCTGTTGGGCTTGCCGTCCGAAACAACCGACACAAATACCGTCGTTTTCTCTTTTCGCCCGTGTATAATCCTTTCCAATAATGCCCTGCGGACTTTCGCCGCCCCGAACGATTCGATACGGAAAGCAAGGGCGGCTATCGTTTCGAGGTTGTAAACCTCCGCGCTGTATCTGTCCGATATGCGGATAATGCGCTTTATGTCATATATACTCAAAACTCCGCTTTTGCAGAGAGCCTTTATCCCTGCCCGAACCGTCGGGGCGATAACCCCGAACAGTTCGCAGATTTCCCGCTCGGTCATGGCGGTTGCACCTATATCGCTCGGCAGGGAGATATTGCCCTGCCCGTCCATCGTGATAATGTTCCTTTCTTCTTTCATCGGTATTCTGTTTTTAATTAGATGGCTCGGCAGATATTCTTCTCCATGTCCTCCAACTTGTGCGACAAGGTTTCCATGTCTTGACTTATCTTTTGGGCGGTGATTTTGGCGTAAATTTGGGTGGTCTTTATGTTCGTGTGTCCCAAAAGGCGGCTTACGGTTTCGATGGGTACGCCGTGCGACAGAAGCACGGTCGTGGCGTTCGTGTGTCTTGCCACGTGGTAGGTCAAACGCACCTTGAAGCCGCATTGTCTGCCTATCTCTTTGAGTATCTTGTTACAACTGCCGTTACTCGGAACGGGGAAAACATGACCGTCCCTTGCCAGTCCCTTGTATTTCTCTATGATACGCTTGGGAACGTCCAAAAGACGGATGTTCGATTCGGTGTTGGTCTTCTTTCTTCGGGTGATTATCCAAAGGTTGCCGTCGAAGAATGTTTGCAGGCGGTCGGTGGTGAGGTTCTTCACGTCCGAATACGCCAAACCCGTGAACACCGAAAAGACGAACAAGTCCCGTACAAGTTCATGGGTGGCATTCTTCATGGGTGCGTCCATGAGCGTCTGTATCTCCGTTTGGGTGAGGTAGCCCCTATCCACGCTTTCGGGAGAGTTGATATATCCCGCAAAAGGGTTGAACGGCAAATGCCCGTCATTCCTCGCAATGGAAACGATGTGTTTCAACACAATCATGTAGCCCCACACGGTATTGGTGCGGCATTTCTTCTCCGTGCGCAAAAAATACTCGAAATCGTTTATGAACGTGAGGTTTAGTTCCTTTAACGGAATATCCTCACGCTTGTAGGTGTGGGGCAGGAACTCCCGAATATGGTTGCAGACCGTCCGATAACGGGTAAATGTACCCTGCGCCCTGCTGTGCCCGACTTTCTTCTCAAACTCGGCGTTGTGCTGCTCGAACAGCTTCAGCAAGGTTTCCTGCTTGATGCCGATACCGAGATAGGCGTCTTTGAGTTTGGCGGCGGTAACATATCCGTCCGTCTGCATTAACTCTTGATAGCGGCGGTTTACCTCCACACGGATTTTATCTACCGCAAGGTTGATTCTCTGCGCTTCGACGCTCTTGCCCGAAGCACGGCTGTTTTTCACGTCCCACAACCGTGGGGGAACGTCCATCTTGCAACTGAACTGTTTAATCTCGCCGTCCACCGTGATACGGCACATCAGAGGCAGGTTGCCGTTCGGCTTCTCGCTGCCTTTCTTCACGTAAAATAATACCTTGAATGTACTACGCATAATTCACTCCTTTTTTTGGTTACAAAATTAGTTATTAGTGAGTTACCGACTGCTATGCAAAATTACGCAAATCACAGAAACAGAACCATTTAGCAAAAAATCTGCACCCGTTACGGGGGTAATGAGGTGGTAACTGAACTTCTGCGCTGTTTGGCTTCGAGGTGGTATTTCGTTGGCTCTGCCCCATAGAAAAACAAAGCGTAACGAACGCTCTATCAGCTAATTCGCTACGCTCTGCCCAAATTTACTTTTTCGCTATGTGTTTATTTTAACTCGACCGAGCGCGAGTATATTGGATGAAGTCAAATATACGAAGAACTCGCGTAAAAACGAAAGAATCGGATAGATTAAGATAAGTGACTGACACTAAAGAAAGTCAAGCGGTCTATCTCTCTGTCTGTCCGACTCATCAAAAAGTAGGATTGTGAGAGGTTAAGAAGGGCGATTGCTACTTATCCGTTGCCTTTTTCGGCCCGGAAAAATTCGCTGAAAAACACCCTGTCGAACCGTTTGCTACCGCAAAAAACGCTTGTATCTTCGGTATTCGCACTGTAAAGATAACCGTTTTTTTCGATTATCGGGAAAATACAGCCGCGTTTATTCGATCCGGGGTTCTGTTTCGCTGTTCTGCTATATTTTTCATAGCTTCAAATAGCTCTATATCAACTAATTTTGCAATTAGATAGATAGAGTTATGGAACAAATGGATGTAAGGGTCGCGTTCTACCTTAAAAAGAGCGAAACGAATGCCGATGGTTGTTGTCCTGTCATGGCACGGTTGACCGTCGGCAACCATTCCGAGGCGGCTTTCAGTGCCAAGATGTCGGTTCCCGTATCGTCGTGGGAATCGGGCCGCGCCACGGGAAAGAGCGCTGCTACGCGGGAGATCAACCGGAAGTTGGACGAACTGCGTGCCTCGGCACTGGCCATCTACAAGGAACAGTCTGCGATACGGGAGGTCGTGACCGCCGAAGAGGTACGGGATCTGTTGCTGGGCAAGGCTTCCGGACAAACAACCCTGCTTGGTTATTTTCAAACGTTTATCGAACATTTCGAGAAGCGCGTGGGTGTAAACCGCGAGAAAGACACGCTCAGATCCTATCGCTATGCCCGTAATTGCGTCTCCGCTTTCCTGCAAACACAGTATAAACTCTCGGATATTCCCTTTGCTGCCCTCGACCGGTCGTTCATCGACAGGTACGACCTCTACCTTCGGACGGAACGCCGCATCGCGCCGGGAACTATCGTCCTGCTGACCACAAAGCTGAACACGATCGTCGGCGAGGCGGTGGCGGAGGGTATCATCACGGCCGACCCGTTCGCCGGGTACGAACCGAAGCGCCCCGAAAGGGTGCAGAAATACCTCACTGCCGACGAATTGCACCGGCTGATGACCACGCCGCTCCATCACCCGACGCTCTACCAAACCCGCGACCTGTTCCTATTCTCGTGTTATACGGGCATTCCTTACGGGGATATGTGCCGCCTGAGCGAAGACGATCTGGAAATTGCCGAGGACGGCGAGGTGTGGATCAAAACCACGCGCAAGAAGACGAAGATCGACTACGAACTGCCGCTGCTCGATATTCCCCTCCGTATTCTCGACAAATACAGGGGTATCGCGCCGGAAGGGAAATTACTTCCTATGTACGGCAACACTACACTCAACCGGGCTCTGAAACGTATCGCCTCGATCTGCGGTATCGAAAAGCGGCTCGTTTTCCACTGCGGACGGCATACCTACGCCACCGAAATCACGCTTTCGCAGGGCGTTCCGCTGGAAACGGTCAGTAAGATGCTGGGCCACACACGTATCGACACGACACAGATTTATGCCAAAGTAACCGATGACAAAATCGGCGCGGATACGCAAAACCTCGACAAGAAGCTCGCCGAGCGGTTTTCGATAGCTCTGTAATCACCTTTTTCAAATCCGAATCATCATGGAAACGAACAATAAGGAGATAAAACGCCGCAGTACGTTTGCCGTACTGTTCTATATCAATCGAACTAAAGTCCGCAAGGACGGCACCTGCCAGCTCTTGTGCAAAGTCAGCATCGACGCCGAATCGGCTCATATAGGTATCAAAACCGCCATCGAACCGTCGCTGTGGAATCCGGAAACAGGACGCGCGGACGGCCGGAGTGCCAATGCCCGCAAGGTAAACCGGGCCATCGACCTGCTGACCGAACAGATCGGGGCCCACTATCGGAGGATTCGCAACGACCTCGGCTTCGTCACGGCGGAACTGGTGAAGAACGCCGTAAAAGGCGTCGGACAGAAGCCGCTCACGCTGCTGGCCCTGTTCCGGGAACACAATGCAGAGTTTTACAAACGGGTCGGCGTAGATCGGACGAAAGAGACCTATGCCAGCTACGAAAACTCCTACAACCACTTGGCTGCGTTCGTACAACAGAAATGCGGGCAGGAAGACGTCACGCTCCGAAGTCTCGACAAAACGTTCTACGACGACTTCGACCTCTTTCTGCGAACGGAGTGCGATATGATGCAAAAGACGGTGCACGAACACCTGTACCGCCTGAAGAAAATGACCAAACGGGCTGTCAGCCAAGGTACGCTCCGCCGCGACCCTTACGGCAGGCTGCACCCGGAGCTGCCCGAACGCAAGAGCCGCCACCTCAAACTCGAAGACCTCAAAAAGCTGATGGAAACGCCCATCGACAAACCCAATCTTCAGCGGGTGCGGGACTGGTTCCTCTTCTCCACCTTCACGGGCTTGTCCTACTCCGACCTGAACCGGCTCTCGGATAAGGACATCACGCAGGCCGCTGACGGAACGTGGTGGCTTCATATACGGCGCAAAAAAACAGATACGCCCTCGGCAGTCCGGTTGCTGGAGGTTCCGTTGCGGATCATCGAGAAATACCGGTCTGAACGTCGAAGCGACAAGATTTTCAACCTTTACAGCCGGAAGCATCTTATCATACTTACGCGAAAACTGGGACAAGCATATGGTTTCGATATGACCTTCCATAAGGCCCGGCATAATTTCGGGACACATATTACCCTCTCGATGGGCGTGCCTATCGAAACCGTGAGCCGTATGATGGGACACAAGAGCATCACCACGACTCAGATTTACGCCAAAGTGACCGACAAAAAGGTGGGTGAAGATATGAAAGGGCTTAAAATGAGGACGAAAGACCGGAAAATAGTCTTATGCGAAGAGGATGTGAGCGTTATGAAAAAGAAACGGGCCCGGTCCGACAGAGAAAAAGCGGCGTTCGCTTGACGGAAAAGAAAAATATTCGTATAATTATCCAACTAATAATATCCAAACAATATGGCAACGACAGGAGAAAAAGCGACAGGAACGATAACGATCGAGTACAATACCGTAACCGTAACCCCCGGTGCCGACGGCGATGTGTGGCTGACCCCATCCGAGATTGCCCGTATGTTCGAGGTGTTCGTCCCGGCGATTACGAGCAATATACGGGCGATCTACAAGCACGGCGCACTGCGTATGTCGGAAACCTCGAATCTTCCGACGGCACATGCAGAACTGTATAATCTGGAAATGATCTCGGCGTTGGCCTTTCGGGTGGACACGCCCCAGAGCGCGGCGTTCCGGCGGTGGCTGATCCGCCGCCCCCATTCCCGGATGGTCGTGCTGAAGGTCTCGCAGGAGGAACGGACGGTAGTGAACTGACCTCGGAAAGAAAAAATCTGTCTAACCACCTTGATTCTAACGTTTTCGCCCCTGTCGGAATTCATCCTGACAGGGGCGATCTTCAATCTCGGGAATTTGTCAGACAGCCCTTCTTCTCGTTCCGGTGTTACAGCAACGCCTTATCATCCGTTCCGTTATACGAATCCCGGAGTAACTTTTCGATCTCCGACTCCCGGTACAGCACTTTCCCGCATATCATGTAATAAGGGAGTTTCCCCGAGCTGCGGTATTCCTGCAACGTCCGGCGGTGGACTTTCAGCCGCTCCGAAATTTCCTTGTCCGTCAGATACGACTCGCCGCCCAGAATCAGGCGATGGTTCGTACCGAATTTTTCCAGCCCCTTTTCGATACGCTTTATCAGGTCGAACACTTCGGTCTCGCTACTGTCCGAGCCCTGCACAATATTATTTCTCATAGTTTATTTCTTCGTTTACTTTTTCGATTGTTTCAACAATGCCTCTACGTCTTGCGGCTTATAGTAGATTTTATGTCCGACTTGCGTGTAGGGAATGAGCCGTTTTTCACGATATGCCTGAAGCGTCCTTTTGGCGATGCACAGCATCTCGCAGACCTCCTCATTGTCGAGCCAACGTCCTAAGCGTTTTTGCTGTTTTGCATTCAGAGCCTCGATCCTTCCGGCCAGCGTTTCGAGTTTGGCCACCATAGAGTCATAGACCCGTTTTTCGATCATTATCATCTCCATAATTACAATGTTTAGCTTTCCCGGAACCCAAAAATACTTTATGGAATACACGTCCGAGCCTTTTGCCGACGCAGATGTAAGGGTTGACGTCGCTATATGCCACGGTTGGCGTCGCCGCTTTGAATTTGTAAAAGCGAGGAAAATATGCGAAATTTGAGTGGCTGAAACAGTTATATTTGATTATGCTTCTGACTTCGATGACATATAGGGAGATGTACGACCATCTCGCCGCTGACAAATACAAAGTAGACATCAAGCAAGAATACCTACGGCCCAAAGCGATTAAAGCATTTCGTAAAACAAGCCGTTTTCCTGCGTGGGAACTTTATGAATATAAGATTCCGGCAACCAACAATCAGTATATCATTTATTTTTATGCAGAAACCAGGACCCGTGCAGAATATCCCGAAGTCGGCTCTTTCTGTATTGTTTATGCAGACAAACATCGGTTTGTCGTTCAATGGGGTGCAAGCGGGTATAAGCACACCCCGGATAGCAAAATGGTAGGCGTCAGGCAAATCAGTGCCTATACATCCCATTTTTTTCAACGATACAGGGAGCGTTTCTTAAAAGACGAATCGCTGAGTGCTAATGAAGTAGCTGTAAGATATTTTTCCCGGAATACTACCGTCATGCCCCTCCAGCAAAATGAGGGCATCAACCGCAACCATGAAAAATACGGAGAATATGGAAAGTATGCCTTTCGTATCAGGGACGGGATCTGTTTTACCTACATGAAAGCAGAGGGTATGATAAGTGAGGACGGTGACAGGCATAAGGATAAAGTAGATACCGTATATGTGTGCTACACTACGTTTATGAACGAATCCGGTATGACTGAAAGCCAGCGTAATGCTATCTTTCAAGAACATTGTATGCAATGGCGGCAATTATACGATACATTCCTGAGTGAAGCTAAAAACGGGACTATCACCCTGCGAATTGAACCTTAACTGCTTTTATTTAGGAATACTAACAATTCAGTGCCAAATCTTAGCTTGTTAATTTGATGATGCAAACCGTTGAAAACTTTAACAATGACAACATAAACATCGCTCTATGATTACCAATTTCAGCTTCGGAGTACCCGGCGAGATAGCAGATGCCGATTACCCGATGCCGCTCGGGAACTATTTCGACATCGAAAAGGATATGATGCAGGTCGGCGGCGAGTTCCTTTTAGTCCGGGACGAGGAGAGTAACTTTTACTTTCTCTGCACCGACGACTGCGACATCGAACTATTATGCCGTGCTTATGATTGGTATATCGTATCGTCCGGCCGTTTCAACGACCGTTTGCGGATCGGCATGGGGCTGGCCGGAGAGGATGCTTACGGCAGCGAGATGTTCCGGATCGAGCTATTTCTATTAGCCTATTTTCTGCAATTTCAAGTGTAAGTTTTTTGTTTCCATAACGTCTTATTTATCAATTATTCTATAATCGGGATTGACTTTCATTTTACTCCGTATCGTTATATCATTGAAAAGTTTACGGATACAAAGAATGCCTAAGCTATCACCTAATTGAGGAAACTTGCGATGAAACCTTTTTGAAAGTAAGTGTAAGCGCAAAGAATGCTTTTCTTCGTCCTTATACTCGAATTGCTCTTCAAACATAATCTGATTGTTCCGTTCTCCTCTGACAATGATAGTGGCTTCTTTACTACCGTGATCTTGTACTTCAATTGAAATAATTGTCTTGTTCATATTTACAAATTTTCCTTATTTTATATCTGAAAACTTTGGGCTTATAACTAAATGATTTATAGTAGCATTATTAAAGCATTTATTCTATTGCTCAGATGAAAAACTTATTCTAATTTTGCGGTATAACACTAAATAATCAGAATTATGGATAGCATACGTTTTAATGAAGAAGATTTTAACGGGTACTTAGAACAACTCATTGAATCAGGCAGATTGGATTTAATGCAATCAGGCATTACAAAATTAGTGATAGACAAAGGATATGATGCTCTGTCTCCTAAACAAAGAAAAGTATTTGACTATATGATAGACACAAATACCGTTGAGAGTTGTGAACGTTGTGCATGTGATATTCCTTGGTGCGAAATGCTTGAAGCTCTTGATAATGGTGGCTATTGTAATTACTGCCAACATATGATGGAGAAGTTGGAAGATGAGTAAGAAATAACGGGAATAGCTATCAAGGTTATTCCCGTTACTGTTTAATCAGTTATAATAAATCAGACAAGCTCATTTAGGGTATTGTCGTAAATACTCACTTCAGATAAATATTGTGCATTTTTTGTTGTTCTTCATCCGGTTCGCGCAAAAAAGCTAATACTAAATATAATGTTTGAACGGCAATACTCCTGTTTTGATATCTTTTCCAGCGGTGAGGATTTCGCCGATAGAATCAGCGAACTTCAATGTGACAGGAACGCCATCCCCATATATACAAGCATTATAGTTTAGTTTTGTCAAACTTAATATGTCTTTACAAACGACTTCAATATCAGCTTCTCCTCTGGTTACGGCTACATCAATGGGATTAGGGATTTCCAATCCAATTTGAGTTTTGAATCGGGGAATAAACCCCTTTGTCCAAAGGAAGGCTTTTCGATCATCGTATTGCAACATCATTCCTCGGGGAACGCAATACGAATATTGCCGATATAGCTTAAAAGCACTATTCTCCCGTATTCTCACTCCGATGATTCTGGATTTTCCCTCGACAGCTTCTTCAAACCCAGCCCATTCAGGATCATCAAAAAATGTTTTTGCATGAATGAAAATTTCATTGGGATAACATGCAAAGCGACTATAGTATGCTTCTAAAGATTGAGAGACTACCTCAAAAGCATCTTGCTGTGAAAGATGAAATTCTCCGGTAGTAGGATTCCACCATGGCCCCACATTCCCTCTAAAAACCATTCCATCGCCTGAATCAAGAAACATCTGAGCTGCACAACAAGCATTTTTGTTCTTTGTATCGCTTTCTGTTTTCTTATATACTAATCCCAAATAACAAACTCCATCTCTAATCTCTCCAAGTTTCCACGGAAGACCTCCTAATTTATAATAGAGGGTATTAGATATGTTCCATGCTTTAGCTGTATCAAATTTTTTTTCTTCCTCAATTTGCTTATCGGTTAACAGATTCTCATAGGCTATTTTACTTTCCCGAATTATCTGAGTGACGATTTTTGCAGATAATATTTTGGCTTTTAGCTGATTGTGAAAATTGACTTCAAACTCATACGCTTCTCGAAGGGTATCTTTTTCCTCTTGGAAAAACATATCCAATTGGGTCGAATTCCGTTCATTTTTCTTAAGCCCAATGTTAATATTATCTTCCGATTTCGGAATTTTCGAATTTGGTCTGCCGAATTTATAAATATCCTCTGGTATTACGACAAACCAAACATCCACAGGCATCTCTTCATGCTCGGTATACCGTATTAACGGCTGGACATATAGATTCACTAAATTATGAACTCGTTGATGAGAATCCGTGTATTTTAGGTATTCATCAATATCCTTTTGCTTAATATCAAGTTGAATAATGTTATCAAAATTGATCGATATGCCGAAGGTAGATTCTAATCCCGAGAAATTTGGTCGGGCAATGGATAAATCCCCATTAACAATAGGACCATGTATCCTTTTCAGATAATCAATCATTTTTCTCCTTAAGTTAGCCGAACCGATGATACCGATATTTCTAACACCTTTAATCCTTTTATGATCAAAGGGACCAAAAAGCATTAAACCATCCCGGGGGTCAATTGCTGTTTGGCCACTACCGAATGTCAATGATGGCTCACTGATGTATTTGAGAGTAGGTTCAATCATTTGTTTCCTCTGCCGTTAAATCTTCGTAATAATCTTCTATTTTATCAATGCTCATTTCGGTGTCTGGATCTATGTATCCTATTTCACTTATAAGCATTTCCGGCCATTCTTTCAGCTTGACTTGCTTTCCCGGCGTCGTTACCTGAATGCTTATTTCTCCCTCTTTATTTTTTAGACGCTGAATAAATGCGAGCAATAAATCTCTCCATTCTTTATTAAAAAGGTACTTTCCTTTTTTCCTTCTGAAAGAGTGCTGCTTTTTTTCATCATCTATCAATTGAGCGCCGTCCGATGTAAACAGAATATGTGATTTAAGAGAAAACCCAATAAACGGGCATAGTGTCGGTTGAATAGAGACTCCATAATGCCAAAATCCCACTCCTCGCATTTCTCCTAATAGAGCTTTTGCCTTTTTCCTTGTACTTTCAGGATAGATAAATTTTACTTTCGTAATTTTATCATATTTCGGGAGAAAATAAGCAAATCTCTTATTCGACATTTCATGCTTCCATAAGCCAGCACGTCTGAATAGATTGGCAATTACACAATACATCAGCCTCTTGAAATGATTCTCGACATCTCTATGTTGAGGAAACTTCTCAGACATGAACCCATCTAAAATATCTGTTAGAGAAAATGCAAACGTGTGTTCTGGCCTAACTTCAATCATTTCATTATCTCTTTGAACGGAAAAATTCAAATTTCCATCAAACGAAGAAATACAATTGGATAATAAACTAATCGGAATTTCTTTATTCAGGTCTCTGATGGCTTTAGCTTGAGCGGTATTGGCAAATTGATACATATAGAACCTATTCGGCATTTCAGCTATCGACCACCATGAAGTATAATATCGCTCTTCGTGGGGTATAATTGAGCAGTTAGAAATATACTCATTTTCATACCATTCTGAAAATGAAGACTTCTGATTGCCGAAATTAGAAGGAACATTGTCTTTCTCCAGTTTTTTTAGCAGTTGCTTTAATCCATCAGCCCAATTATTATTAAATGGAATATGGTTAATATTAGGTTGTCCTATTACTAAATGATAGCTGGAATTGTCGATATGTAATGGTATGATAAAATCCTGCAATCCATCTTGTGCAGCAATACTCTTTGCGTATTCCAACTCATTTTCAATTCCTTGCCGAAGTATACCTTCTGTCGTTACAATATTTTTTGAATAAACGAACAAAACTTTTATCGAACGATCCAGGGCTTTTTGAATGGTTGCCCAAAAACGCTCTCCACCCAGTAACCCTTCTTTATCTATCCAAACCTTATATCCTAACATCTCCAATCGGGAAGCAATCCAGATGGAAAAATCGTTATCTGCCGGGGTTGCATGACTTATAAATATCGTATCTCTCATAACCTATCTTTCTCCTGTTTCTTTACTGCCTTGCTTTGATAATTCTTTATAATAATTCCGTCATATATACGGGCAAGCAAAAAATATCCTTGTCTTTCTTTAGATCTTTGGTATAGAGAAGATACCTGTGAAGGATTCTCGCCGAAAACTTTTGCTGGAATTTATCGAGGGATTTGTGTGAGTTATATCCGGAAGATTTAACTTCGATAGGGCATATCTTGTCTTTACGCGAAAGCAGGAAATCTATTTCATAACTGCGGACAGTTTTATTCTCTTCTTCGTCTTTCACTGTCTCCTCCTTAAATGTATAGTAGAAAAGTTCATTGCCTGCACTCTTCAACATTTGGGCGATTGCATTCTCGTATACATACCCCAAATCTGTACTGAGTTTATCGGAAAGGAGCTTCCGGTATATCACATTTTCCGTATAGTCGCGATCCATAAAAGCGAGCGTAACGAACAATCCCGTATCAGCAAGAAACATCTTGAAATAGTCGTAATCAGCATGAAGAGAGAATCCTACACTGGGATCATTCGCATGATAGGCAAAGTTTACCGTCATGGAATCTGCCATATCCATCAACAACTCACTGAGCCGGGCGGCTGTCGCATTCTCAATCACGCTTCCTACCTTATAACGTGTCGTATTGCGGGAGAGTTCTGCCGGAATTGAGGTAAACAAACGCGAAGCACGTCCTGTCGGATCGATTTTACGGAAATCATCGATATACAGTTCGAGGATATTTCGTTTTACCGCATCTATGGCTGAAAAATCATTCGATTCAAGATATGCATTTACAGCCTGCGGCATACCGCCGATGAGCATGTACAGACGGAAATTGCGCATAAGATCACGATTGACGGCATCACCCAAAGACTTAAAATTTTGATACGAGTATCTGAGCAACTCATAAGTCTGGAGTTTATCGATAGCCCATAGGAACTCTTCGTAGTCCAGCGGATACATTGCGATACGTGTTTCTTCGCTCGGTATCACGATTCCTTTCACATTTTTTTTGATGGAAAGGAGTGACCCCGTTTCAATATAGTCATATCGGTGATCCTTTACAAGATGCTTGATTGCCTGTCGTGCAGGAGAGAATAATTGTACTTCATCGAAGATGACGACCGATTTTCGTTCACGCAACGATACATTGAATAGGGACTGAAGCCGCAGAAAGAAATAGTTTAAGTCCGAGATATGGGTAAAAAGTTCTTTTACAGCCTCGTCGGCTATCGAAAAATCGATGATGATGTAGGTTTCATACTCTTTGCGGGCAAATTCTTCGGCAATGGTTGATTTGCCGATTCGACGTGCTCCTTTTATCAGAAGTGCTGTTCGACCATCACTTTCCTTTTTCCACCGGAGCATTTGCTCATAGATTTTGCGTTTGAATATTTTCTCAGACATAATTGAAGCCTTTTATTTTCCACAAAGATACGTATTTTGTCGAAAATGAAAAAATGTTTTTAGCTCTTTCTGTTGGAAAATGGAAAATGTTTTTGTGCTGATTTGCCGAAAATAGGAAAATATTAAGAAATTCATTTTGCGTTTGAGATTATAAAAACGAAAAATGAAACATATTGTTGCCAACCGATTTCTTTTCTCTGCGGCTATTTTTTTAATGTATATCTCGATACAGAAATACGAATTGCTGGGTTCCGAGCAGCGGACGGAACTCGGAGTCCGGACAGACGGCGACGGGCAAAACCTCATTGCGCGGTGTTCGTTCTGCGGCAAAGAGGAGAAATTCGGCGTCTACTAATCACCTTGAGTTTATATGTATCACCATATTTAAGGTTAAAACTCAATATCTTTTTTCAAATCGAGGCTTTTTGTGCTCGATGTGCGGGCAAAGGGCTGATCCGTTACGCCCTTCGCCACAGTTATTTTCCGCACTTTTCATAACCTTTCTCCTCATTTATAAGCCGCCTTCACGAACCCGGTGCGGATGGTATCCGGTTTCAGAAGCGAAGGTATTTACGGGCTGCACGCCCCTGCAAGATCAAGCCGCGGGGCGGTTTTGCGAAAAATCTTCCTCTTTCCCTTCGGGCGAGCGTATTTCCCGCAAAAATCTTGACATGGGCTAAGCCCTTCTTTTTCATGCTCCTGAAACCAGATACCATCCACACCGGCTCCGCTACGGCATAAAAAAAAAGTCGAAAGGTTATGAAAAGCACAGAAAATAAGAACAGGAAACCGAAAACCTCCAACCTTCCACTCAGCATGGGTGCGGGTTTGCGGGCAGGGCTGAAAATCGGGGCTGTCGCGCTGGGTTTTTATCTCTTCGGGAGCGGCTTTGTTTGGGTCGTTTTGGCCTTTCTGTTCTGCTATGACCTCCTGCGGGGCATCCTTTCCTGTCTTTTATCTCTCGTCGTTCTGATCGGCTTTTTCTCCTTTCTCTTTTCCCAAATCTTCTAAAACCTTGAAAATCATGGCAAAGTATTATTCCCTACTCGGCGGTACGACCACCGACACCGAAATCCAAGTCGCAAAGGAAAACCAAATCGTCATTTCTGAAGGCCCCGGCGCAATGCGCGACCGACTTGTAATTTACAAGGTCGAACACGGTGCAAACGGATATATATACCATTTGATAAACCTCGAAACGAAGGCGATCCGGTGCACCGACATCCTCCGGCCATACTCGCAGAAATTCGGTATCGGCATGTACTACACCGACGCGCCCGCGGAATTTATGGACGCTTTCGAGGTTGCCGCCCTTGTTGCCGAAGCCGAGCAGAAAGCAAAGGACGAAGCCGACGCGAAAGCCCGTGCAAAGGCCGAACACGACCGGATCGCGGCAATCGGTGCGGAACGACTGCGCCGGATTATGCCCGATAACGTGCAGGGGGTCATCGTGGCCGAACTCAACGAAACGGAATACACAGACCCCTCCTACGAGTGCCGGGAAACCCGGAGCGTCCGCACCGTAATACTCGGCTTCTCGACCACCTCCCGCAACGGCTTCGGGGAACTACGGAAAGCCGCCGCCAACCTGCCCGAAACGGCGTATTTGGCCGAATATAACAAAGATTATGAACTCCGTTACCCCGGTTTCACACTCGGCAAGAGCCCCTCTTATGGTTGGAGCATCCACAAAATGACCCACTACACCCGCGAGGGATTTATCGACGCTCTGGCCTATATCGCCGGAGATGAGAATAATATCCGGCTCAGTAGCCCCAAGCCGGAGCGCACACCGGAACAAGAACAAGGGCAAACCTCTGTTCAAGGTGATTTTATCCTCGTGAACTACTCCGAGAAAGCGATAGCCCTATTCGGAGATACGAAGCCCATAAAGGACGCATTATCCGACCTCGGCGGACGGTTCAACGGGCGACTGACCTACCGCGGAGAGAAATGCGCCGGGTGGATCTTTCCCAAAGCGAAAGAAATGCAGGTGCGCGAGTTAATCGGCATGGCCGAATAATCCCGAAGTCCAATCCGGGGGCGGTAGCCCCGTCCCCACATAAACCAACGAATCATAAAAATCCGAAAATATGAAAACCATTTATCTGCAAAGACAAGGCTCGACCGACACGTTTAACACCCTCAATGCAATCAACACGGATTTAGGGTATTACATCGAGGTCAAAGCGTGGAGCGACAACCGCTACAACATTATCATCGTATCGACCCGTAAGCAGGACGACGATACCAAAAACAAACGGATAGAAATAACCGCCGTTTATCTCTCATTGTCCGACGCCTTCAGACGGGTGGAAAAAGAACTGCGGGAGGAACTCTCCGAGGATGCGACCATTTCCGACACGATAGAAAAATACTGCCATAACAGCCCCTCCTACAAAGGATTGGCAGACAAATATTTGGCGGTTTGTTTCTATGAAAAAGCCACTGAAACGATACGCCTGTACCCCGAAAATTACTGCCTCGTCTCTTTCCGGCACAAGGGGACGAAAGACTACCTCCGAATGGACGGCGCAACGGCGGAATATCTGCCCATATTGGAAGAACAGGCCAAGCAATACGAAAAGGAGCAGAGTTGGACGTGCCACAAGGATAAATCCGAGGAGTTCAGACGCGAACGGTTCGCGTGGCTCATCGGGGAAGCACTCAAGAAAAAGGATTGCCACCGTAAATTCTATCTAACCGACACGCTTATCAAGTAATCCGCAAAGACAGTAATCCAATCCGGGGGGGGGCGGTGGCCCCGATCCCCTGCAAAAAACAACAGATATGACACTCAACGAATATATCACCCAAAGCGAACCGCAGGCTAATGTAAAAGTCATACTCCAAGAGGGCGAATATATCCAGCGTGATGCAATCAAAGTAGCCCCCTTTTCGGTTCATACGGCCGTCGATATTCCGGCTATTGCCGAGCACTACGGCATTAAAGACAATTATATCCGAATCGGAACCGCCCGGCAGTTGTTTACACGACATCCCCAAACAGGAGAACTGCGCGGAAGCATGTTTTTCCTGCCCGACGATGCCCCGGAGCCGCCCGAACTCACCCGATTTCTCCGGTTCTTAAAGGCAAACGAAGTTTTTCTCAAACAATGGTGCGAAGCGCATCCCGTCCGGGGCGATTTACAGGAATGTAATGCCCGGTTTAGAACAGCATACGCCGAATATCTCAACAGCATAAGGAACACTTATGCCCTCACGGACGAAGACATTGATTTTTGGCTCTTTTGAACATTCATCCGGGGACGGTAACCCCGTCCCCCATAAAAACAAACCATCATGGCACAAGAGAATAAAGCGACCGATTATTTCAAACAGACGATCCAAAGCTATTTACAGCGCCGGGCGCAGGAGGACGAATTGTTCGCCCCCCGGTACGCCAATCCCAAGAAGAACATCGACGACTGCATCACGTTCATCCTCAATTATGTGAAGCAAAGCGGGTGCAACGGCTTCGCGGACGATGAAATCTACTCGCTCGCCATGCACTACTACGACGAGGACGACATCGACATCGGCAAGCCCCTTACCAACTGCAAAGTTGTGGTAAATCATACGATTGTACTGACCGAGGAAGAAAAAGCCGAAGCACGACGCCAAGCCATGCAAAAGGCAACGGACGAAGCCTACCGGAAAATTACGCAGGGTAAGAACAAGACCAAGAAAGCTGAAACGGCCACCCAATCATCACTATTTTAATTCGATACACCATGAAACCGAGAAATAAATTCCAACAGAAAGCAGTCGAAGCAAGCAAGAAACTGCCACCGCTGACCCCGGCACAGGAACGCTGGGCCTATACCAAAGTTATCGAATCGGTAGGTCGGCGCACGAAAAAAGGTGTCGTTACCTGCCTCGACTGCGGTGAGGTATTCCATAATGACACCGAATGGAAACATTGCACCTGCCCCGCCTGCCGCACACGACTGCGGATAGAGGACACCCGCAAACAGAAATTCCAGCAAAGGGAATACGCCACCTATATAACCGCCTGCGACGGGATGCAGGTCGTGCGGGTGTTTATGGTGAATTATTATACCAAAGTCGGACGACCGCTGAACCGCTTTTGCCACGAAGTCATGCAACGGTGGATAGCCCCCGACGGCAAATACTGCACCTTCGCCCGGAGCCGGGTATGGGGAACGATGTATTACGACCAATGGATTTATTCGTCCGACTTGGAACTGCACGGCGAATCGTGGGTATATGACAATATTTACACGGACGATATATACCCCCGTATGAAACTTATCCCCGAACTGAAACGAACGGGATATAAGGGCGGATTGTACGGTCAGAACCCGACGACCTTACTTTGTGTCCTGCTCTCCGATAACCGGGCGGAATCCCTGCTCAAAATGGGACAGGACAGCCTATTACAACTGTATTTGGATGATAGCGGTCGCAGATTCGACAAGTATTGGCCGAGTATCCGTATCGCCGTCCGCAACGGCTATAAAATCACGGATGCAACGACATGGTGCGACTATATAGACGCTTTGCGAACATTGGGCAAAGACCTGCACAGCCCCAAATACGTATGTCCCGCCGACCTTAAACGGGAACACGACCGCTGTATAGCCAAAATCGCCCGCAGGGAAGCCGAACGGGAAATAGCCGAGAACCTCTCCGCATATCTTCAGAAAGAGTGCGCCTACCATAAAGCCAAATCCAAATTCTTCGGCCTTATGTTCACTGACGGGCAAATCGCTGTCCGGGTGTTGGAGAGTGTGAAAGAAATCATCATGGAGGGTAAGGCCATGCACCATTGCGTCGGCACGAACGGATACTATAAAAAAGCCGATTCGCTCATCCTTTCGGCCACCATAGACGGCAAACGCATCGAAACCGTAGAGGTGTCCCTCTCCCAACTCAAAGTTATTCAAAGCCGGGGCGTATGTAACAAACAAACGGAGTACCACGACAAAATCGTGCGGCTCGTAAACGACAATATGCCCCTTATCCAAAAGCGCATTGCCGCCTAATTCATCCACCCGAACTATCAAGATTATGCAACCGAGAAATAGTTTTGAACAGCAAATAGAAGAGGCAGGGCGCACACTCCGTCCCATCTCCGCCCGGCAGATACGGTGGGCGTTCGACCGATGCTTCGTCCGCTACGGACGCAGGACGACAAAAGGCGTGATAACTTGCACCGAGTGCGGACACGCATGGACGGACAAGGCGGCGCGGACGCATTGTATCTGCCCCGCGTGCCATACCCGGCTGACCATAGACGACAACCACCTGCGCCGGATTTACGACACGGCGGACTACGCCCTGTTTATGACCGTCCGGGGCGGGATGCAGGTATTACGCTTCGTACATCTGACCTACTATGTCCGTATCGGAGAAAGGGCGAAATACGTTCATTCCGAAGTCGTGCAGCGGTGGATCGCCCCGGACGGGCGATGCGCCACCCGTGCAAGACTCATAACGAACCGGCCTTTCTACAAAACGTGGAATTATACCACCTCGTTGGAACTGCGTCCCCATAAGCCGCTGTATAATATCCATCCCCGTTGTGTCCATCCCCGGCCGCAACTCCTGCCCGAACTGCGAAGAAGCGGTTACAACGGACAGTTTTACCACATATCCCCGCCGGAAATGTTCTGCGCCCTGCTGCGCGACAGCCGTGCCGAAACCCTGCTTAAAACCGGACAGGTTACGCTCTTGAAACACTTTGCCGAAAATCCCCGCACATTGGACGACTACTGGCCGAGTATCCGTATCGTTACCCGCAGCGGGTACGCAATTACCGATGCGGGAATGTGGTGCGACTATATAGACCTGTTGCGCTTTTTCAATAAGGATTTACGCAATGCCAAATATGTGTGCCCCGCCGACCTCGAAGCGGAACACGACCGCTATGTGGAACTGAAACGGAAGTATTACCGCAAGCAGAGAGAGCAGGAACGCATACGGGAAGCGATGCGCCATGAACAGCAATACCGGGATGCCAAAGGGCGCTTTTTCGGTATCGACCTTACGGACGGCAAAATCCATGTCCGGGTCTTGGAGAGCATCGAGCAGTTCCGGCAGGAGGGCGAAGCCATGCACCATTGCGTCTTTACCAACGAATATTACCGCCGGGACGATTCGCTGATCCTCTCGGCCTCGATAGACGGCCAACGGCTCGAAACGGTCGAGGTTTCGCTATCCCGATTGGAGGTGGCGCAAAGCCGGGGCGTATGCAACAAGGACAGTCCGTACCACAAGCAGATTATAAAACTCGTTCAGCACAATATGCACCTTATAGAAAATCGACTGACAGCGTAATCCTAAATCTATCAAATAATTAGAATCGGGGCGGCGAAAGCCGCCCATAACACCGAAACCATGAAAACAGACACGAATAAACTGAACCCGACCTACGAAATCCGGCAGAACGGAAAAACCGTACTCCGGTCGGATTGCGAGTTTTCGCTTCCGATGATTTTCAACAACCTCACGGGGCGAAATTTTGCAAAGAAATCGGAATATCACGATTATATCCGATTTATCGCTATCAAAGAAATGGGCTTTACCTACGGGGAAATAGAACTGGTCAAAAACGGAGAGGTCGTAGCCAAAGGACATATCACGAAGAAATAAAATCGGGGCGGCAACAGCCGCCGTTCAAACCTTTTATCAACCAAAAACAGACAAAACTATGGGAACATGGGGAGCAGGAATCTACGAAAACGATTCTACGCGGGATTATATAGACGGGATCATCGACAACATATCGAACGCCGTCCGGGACATTGTAAAGCGGGATTATACGCTGTTGCACGCAGGGATGCCCCAAAGCGACCTGTTCATGTGCTACATCGACCTGTTGAACGCCATTTGCAGCCGACACGACCTGCACACATCATTACCGGATGCAGAGGTGGTTCGGAAATGGAAAGCCAAATACATGGAGGTTTGGGAGTTTACCGTCGGCGAGTGCGATCCGGCAGAGGATTACCGGAGAGAAAGGGCTGTCGTATTGAACGAGAGTTTCGATAACCTGATCGCCCTTGCAAGTAAGAAAAATAAATCGACAAAACTATGAAAAATCAAAAACACGACGACAAAACGACAAGGGCGTATGCCGTCCTTGCCCAACTCGAAACCCGATACCGGGTAAGAATCTGCGAGCACGACCGCACGGCGATAGTCGTATCGGGCATTACCGAAAAACAACTCTCCGCCCTATGCCGGAGGTTGCATTGCTCCGGTATGTATAACGACACGGGACGGTTCGGGATCATCACCAATTTCGGAGAATATAAGTAACAATCGGGGCGGCGGCTGCCGCCCCATAACACCGACCGCTATGAAAATCATCTACAAAGAGGGAACCCGCAAGACCCTCGCAGAATCGACCGGAGAAGTCCGTAGCGCAGTCGCCACAGCATTGGAACTCGTCGAGGGCAAGCACGGATTCAGAACGCCTTTCGAGATATGGCGCAACTGTGAATTAGTCATAACCATCGGATATAATATCTACACAACATCCGTCGAGATACGTCCCCCGGCTATGGCTTATATCAAACGCCGGAGTAATTGGCACAACCGATACGCTTACTATGCGGCCGGAGCATTTCGGGGAAATAACGACAACGCGGAAGTAGAACTTATTTAATGGAGAACAACAATGAAAACGACAGAGGTAAACAAGGAATTGATAGGCAGAAGGTGCGAGTGCATCAGCTTCGGCACAATGGTTACGGGAGTAATCGAGGACATAACCGTTACGAAATATACGGCGGAGGTAAAAGTGCGTTACGACGAGCCCCAGCGCTGGGGTAACGAAATTTTGCACAGCGGTTGGGCGCATGGGGACAAGGACGACGAATCCGGCTCTTTGAAGTACCTGCGCCTGCTCCCCGAATCTGTCCGACCGGACTATGAAACACTTGTCGTAACTTTTGGCGAGCCTATCCGCACGCTGGAGCGCCGTATCTTCGACGATCCGCAGGCGTGGGGCGTATCGACCCTGAAGGAGTGGATCGACGGCTACGAAAGCACCCGCTTTACGCAAATCGGCGACCGCACGGCGGTCGTAACCTTCGAATACAACATGGCGAGCGTGCGTGAATGGCTCGCCCGGCATACCGAAATCGAAACCTGCAAAACGGCGTAACGATGGCACGGGAGAGAATCGACGACTGGATGCAGATGGCCAAAGACCTCGCCCGTGCCGAACGGGAACTGCAAATAGAACATTGGGTATATATCACGTTCGAGTACCGCGAGGACGACCGTTCGCGGGTCGTCCTGCATAAAATAGACATGCCCCGCAGGATGCTCGACCGCTGGCGGTGGCTCGTCGAGTGGCGTAGGGCCAAATACGTCTGCCAATACCCCCGTAAGGGCGTGCAGGTCTATCATTGTTACTACGACAAGCGGACGGGACTGCAAACCGGATTCGGCTCCCTGCTCTCGTGCGTGGCAGCGGCTAAAGCGCAGATTACGAAAGTCGAGCGTAAAATAGAGGAATACGTTAGTTACATGAGCGGTAACGATCTGTTTTTCGACCCGACGACAGACGAAAAATTGCGCTGCGCCAAAAAGAAATTGGCGCAGAAAAGGGCCAAGTTTGCCGAACTGTGCGCCCTGCTCCAAAGCGAGGTCGCCAAACACCGGGCCAATCCCGGTATCTACAAACTGTTCATCGGTTTTCGCAAGCTGGGTGAATTTACGGACATCCCGCAAGCCCGTAAATTCGCCGAAGAAAGCGGCGAAACAGGGACTTTCAACCTTATCGGCGACCGTTTTCGGGATAGTTGGTACCAATCGAAACGTATCGGAGAAGCCGGAAATTAAATCTTGAAATTCGGCGCAAACGAAAAATCGACGGTTTCAAACCGTCGATTTTTCGTTTGCGGAACGCCGCCCCGGAAGGAGTATCGGCATATCAGTCAGTAATTCTTATTGAGCCATATCCCGAAAAACTTGTCGTAAATGCGGTAAACGCCCTGCTCGTGCGTAACGAAATCCTTTTCGAGCAATCCTTTGAGCGCCGCCTGCACCGAACTCGGAGAAGGCAGACTGTATTTCTGAACGAACTCCCCGGAGGTAACGGCACGGGCAGCGCCTTCCTTGCTGATGGCGATAAGCAGCTCTTTCTGTCTTTCGGGCAGGCGGAACAATATCTCCTGATAGGTGTATTTGTAAGAGTCGAGAATATTGCCCAACGCTTCGGGGATCATCTCTGCCCTACATTCTCCCCTTTCCGGAGTGATGCCGTACAGCATGTTGAGCATCTTCTGCACATACCATGTCACCCCGTCGAAACGGTCGTAAATGTCGGCGACGACACCTTGCTCGATTTTTCGGCCGCTATTTTCAAAATGCCTGCGGGCGAAGTTTTCGTATTCCGACAACCCGATACACTCCAGATACATCATCGACACGCTTTGATAAAAGGGGCGCGAGGCGTTGGCGAACATATTGCCCATGACGTGCCGCTGGCTGCCTGCGAAGATAAAACGGGCGTTGCGACAATGTTGTATGTGGGTGCGCAGCAACGCTTCCACATTCTTTTCCGTGTAATAGGCCACCTGCTGAAATTCGTCGATGGCGACGATTACCGGACGGGAGGCTTTCTCCAGATAGCGGAATATCTCGTCGAGCGTCGCTTCCGTCGAGCGGATGTCGCCCAGTTGCAGGTTGAAGCTGGGATTACCCGCCGGGTCGAACGTAATGCCGCCTTGCAGGGATTTGACGCTGTTCCAGAAACTTTCGATGGCTTTTTTGCCGAAAGGCTTCAGACCATCGACAATGACCCGGCTCAAGGAAAATACAAGGTCGCGCAACGATTTGGTCGCATAAATATCGACGAAAAACGTATAATAGTTACCTTTGATCTCCGGATTGTTGAAACAGTGCTGTATAAGTCCTGTCTTCCCCATACGGCGCGTGGAGATCAGCGCCAAATTATTGCCGTTGGTAACTTCCCGAATAAGATTCTCGCTCTCTTGTTCGCGGTCGCAGAAATACTCGGCGGATTCGTAGCCGCTGGTTATAAAGGGATTTCTCAGTGGTTTCATAGAGTTGCATATTATTACGCAAAGATAATTATTATTAAATAATAATCAAATCTAAATCTACCTTCACCATGTTGCATATCTGCCGAACCGCATGATAATCTACGGTTTCAGCCCGGTTTTCTTTTTAGAATGTGCGGCCAGCTTTTTCGCCACGTCGGGCAGCTGCCTTGCCGGTTTTCCAACGGATGTTACGGCGGTTTCGGTCTGTTCTTTCGGGGCCGGAACCGGCGGTCGGCGAAGGTTGGGATAGTCATGCCGCAGAATATGGTCGGCCCGTTGCCGGATCAGAGCCATAGCCTGTTGTTTTTCCGTCTCTGTCGTGGCTTTGGTAAAGCGTTCGGCCAAGTTGTCGAACCAGTCCCGATAGGAGAAGAAATTGGGGAACTTATCCCGTATCATAGGGTCTGTGCACTCTGGCGAAGCAAGGTGCAACAGGCAGGCAATGTTATAGGTATGTTCGGACAAAAAAATATCCGATCCTTTATCCATCCTGGCGAAGCGAACGAAATTTTCTCTTGTCGCCGACATATCGTAACGTTCGCGTTCGGTATGGATACCGATTTCCGTCATATCCGTATAACAGTCGGCCGAAAGCACTCCGAACGGCTCCGGCTCGCTGCTGTATAGCCTGTCGAGATCAATAACGGGGTTGATCCTTGCCCGTTGCACTTCATCGGGTATTACGTCTATCGTTCTGAAAAACGTGATGTCAAGCCGGGGATCGAAAAATTTGTCTGCAAGGAAATCCTTATACCTCTTTTGCAATTTCCGTCCTTCCGGCGTATTATCGAACAGCAGTACGCCCCGGTCGGTCTCGATGCCCGTATAGGTATTGATTCCGAGAAGCTGCTCTCGATCGGAATACCGGGATACGGCCCGCCGATAGTTCGAATTTTTTTTCAATTCCTGCTCGGAATTTTCCGGCAACAACGGATCGAGGCCGTTCTGATAGCAGTATATGGCCGGATAGAGCCGGCAGGTGTCCAGCGGTTTCAAGCCCTGCTCCTTGATGGCATCCGACAGTTTGCGCGGAAACATCGGGATATTCTCGTAAGGTTTCCATACCCGGTCGGGGTCGGCAAAGCGGTAATGTACGAAAAAACTGTTCGGGTAAGGCGTCAGCCAATCTTTGAGTATTATTTCCGTGCAATGATTGATAAAATGACCGAAGTTTTTATAATATCTCCCGTTTGCCGATACAGCCTGTGTTTTTCCCTCCGGTGAAAGCATCATATAAACGTCTCCCGGCTCCCGACGGTCGCCGGAGTTCATCGTTCTGTTTTCTTCTGTCGTTTTCATCGCTATTGGTTTCAATCGTAGTTTTAGAATTTCGGTTTCATGGAGGATTTGCGCTGCGGTTTTATGGGCTGCACCCGCTCCTGTTGGGGCGTAACGTTCCGCAGGGTCAGCGATTCTTTCTTACGGTCGTAGCGAACTTCGCAGTTCTCGAAGATTTTGGTATCCGTTTCCACGTTCCGCAAGCGGATCGTTTCGCCCCCGTAGAGCCGTTTGCTGTCGTCATAGGTGATCGGTTGGCGGAGTAGCTCGTCCATCTTTCGGGCGAATATATAAACATTGTCTTCGCACCTGATCCGCCCCGGAGTGTAAATATCCAGTTCGGAATCGCTCTTAAAGGCATACAGGCACATATCCGCCGTGCGTATGTCGTGGGGAACCCATTGAATCGCCTGCGGATGATTTTTGACGGCGGCTTCGCCAACCTGCTGCGTGATGATCTCTTTCGGTACGAAGCGCAAGATATGCCCGTTTTTACGTGCGGCTTCCAACGCTACTTCTTCCGAAATGGCTTTGGGACGCATTACGGTCATCAAAAAGTCGATTGTTTTAGGATTATCCTGCTCCCGAACCATTTGCAGAGCTATCGACGGTTCTGTCAACGCACCGGCGATGCTGTAATCGGTCTTATCCTTTCCGTAAGTATTGTCGAAAGCCTCTTTGCACATCTCGTAAGTCCGGTCGTCTTCGGGTATTCCCCGCAGGTTCAACGGATTCTTCCTGACCAAATCCGTATAGAACTCCGGGCTTTTCATCGTTTCCGGGATAAACTCTATGGCATACGGACTGCGACGTATGGCTTCCATGCACAACTCCGGTGTTTTAAGGGCTTCCGGAACCATTTTGAGATAGCTTCCGTCGTACCGTACCGCCGTTTCGCACAGCTCCTTATCCTTGAATTTTTCGGGAATATTGTAGAACAGTTCGGGTTCTTTGGTGAAAATCATCTCCGCCAGCTTCGGGGTCATATAGTCCGGATTCATACTGTCCAGAAAATATTTGGTTCGAGAGTATCCCTCGCAACGCTCCAACAACTGCTCGTGGATCTCTTTGTAGGGAATGTACCGAAGTACCCGCAGGTCATAGCTCGAATACAATGCCTCATGGCACATCTCCCGCGTCAGCAGTTCCGGCTTGAAATACTGAATGGCGGCAGGGTCGTTCACCATCGCTTTCCGGTACAAGTCGGGGGTATGCAATGCCTCCGGCACATAAGGAAGTGCATGGATGCTGGACGATACGGCCGCCTCGCACATACGCTTCGTGCGCAAATGTTCCGGTACGTCGTGCAGCATGATCCCGTCGCTCTGTACCGCCGCCGTGCATACCGTCCTTGTTTTCCACCTCCCCGGCAGGGCCGTCAGACACGACGGGTCGGTACGAACCCCGTACAGGGCAATGTGTTCATCCATCACCTCCGGTTCGATGTCTGCCAGCAAACCTACCATATCGGCGCCTTCCTGCCGGTATTTTTTTATGCCTTCCAAACACACGTCGGCATAGGGAATGAATTGAAGGACGCTCCGGTTTTCGCGGAGTTTGGCCAGCGGGGCGTTAAGGGCCAGCCGGCACATCTGCGGGGTTTTTATCGCTTGGGGCACGAACTCCAACACCCAACCATCTTTCGCTACTGCATCCATGCACATCTTCCGGGTCTTGATCCGGTCGGGCACATAAGGCAGGGCCCATACATTGTTTTGCACCGCCGCTTCGCACAGGGCCTCTGTTCGGCGCTCCTGCGGCACGAACAGCAGCGCCGGCCCGTAACGTTCTACGGCGGCCTTGCACATCGAGGGCGTTTTCAGTTCCTCCGGCACATAGTCGAGCGCAAAATCCCAGCTTTGCACGGCCGTATAACACAGCTTTTCGGTGCGCATATCGCGGGGAACGTATCGGATATTTTCTCCGTCGATCTCGACGGCGCGGCGGCATACCGCCTCGGTACGCCGCTCCAAAGGAAGGGTCATCAACATATTATGCTTTCTGCCGCCCCGTTCGAGCAAGGCTATATCCCGTTTTTCCTGTTCTGTCATAAGGTTTTCAAATTAAAAATGCCCGACTTTGGCCGGGCAATGATGTTCGTTTGAGACTATTGCTCTTCGCCGCCCGTATCGCTGTCGTTCTGGAACGTGAAGCTCTTTTGCACCACCTGTCCCATATTGTCCTCGATATAGACGTCGATGGTCTGCTGGTCGTCGCTGCGGGAGGTGTAATAAAGGCGGAACGAGAAGCGTTCCAGCGGATAGCGGTCGTTGGGCAGGAACACCGTCCCGTCGTCCATCCGCAGTTCTCCCTTGCCGTCGGGTTGGAAATAGCGGATCGTGTAGCGGGCGTCGGCATACTCCCCCTCACGAACCAGCGTACAGCGTATCTCGGCGGTTTCGCCTACGCCGATACGCTTGGGTACGGGCATCGTTTCCAACGAGAAACTGTACGCCTGCTGAATGTCCAGATCTTTGTCGCAGGATGCGAGCAGTCCGAGTGCGGCCATCGCCGCAAAAAATAACTTTTTCATCACTTTTCGGTTTATTTGCATTTGTAATCCGCGAAGTCCATCGCGTTGAACAATCGTTTGTTGTTGCACCAGTAGGCCAGCCGCCACGCCTCCCGCGAGGGTTTGGCGTCGCCCGAAAAATCCCGGTACGGCTGTGCGAAGGGCACGCAGCCCAACGCCTTCAGCTCCCGAATACGTTCCAGCGCATCGCCGATGTCGTCGCGCACCAGCACGTAGAAGAACAGTTTGCGGGGCGACAAGCCACATTTGACGAGCAGTTCTACGGCGTTATGTACATCCTCCTGCACGGCACAGCTGTCGTAGGCCATCCGCAGGAAGCGCAGCCACCTGACCCGTGCGAGCAGCTCTGCGAGTTCCGGGTTGCGGGCGATACGCCGCACGTCAAGCCCCTGATTGAAGTCCACCCGCACGCCCAAGCGGACGATCTTTTCGATCTGCGCGAGGCCCCATGCGGAGGCCAGCACGTTGTTGTCGAGCAGCACGGCCCGTTTGCGTCCTGCAAGGAACTCTTCGATGTCGGCATGGGGCCGGATAGCGCCCTCTTTGCGCGGCACCACGCACCACGAACATCGGTTCGGGCATCCGCGCGTGAGAAAGCCGTAGGCTTCGCCCACGCCGTAGAGCGAGTAATCCGGACATGTATGTTCGACCGCCTCCGGCAGCGTCGTCGTATAATCGCGGTAGCCCGTTCCGCCGCGTATCACCTCGCAGCGGTATTCATCCCGGCAGTCGGGCGTATGGGTAAAGACCTTCGACAGATACACTTTGTCGTAACGCCCCGCCACGGGATCGGCAAATTCCACCGTATCGCCCCGGAACTTATGCCACGCCGAAAGTTTCATCAGCACGAGGTTCGGGAAGTTGCGCCCGTCCACATCCACCAATCCGATTCGCATGGCCTCCTCACTGTTTTGAGGTTTCGGGTCCCCGTTCCAGCCGAGAACGGGCTATGGCGACGTATTCCGGATTCGGCTCGATGCCGATGTAGTGGCGTCCCAGCCTGCGGGCGACGAGGGCCGTCGTTCCGCTTCCCAGAAACGGATCGAGGACTACGCCGCCCGGCGGACACCCCGCCTCGATAGGCGTTTCGATCAACTTCTGCGGATAGGGGGCGTAGTGCTTCTCGTGGCTGATTTCGGTCGTAATCCGCCAGACCGCCCGTTTGTTCCTGCCTTGAAGGTCATTTCTGGATTTCGAACCTGTCGGATGTTCCGGCTGTCTGGATATTCTGTTCGTCTCATTCCCGGCATAAGGTTCGAACTGTTGCCGGAAGTCGTATTTCGGGGATTTGGCGAAGAAAAACACCTTCTCGAAATCCACCGTAAAACGGTCTTTGACAGGGGTAGGCACAGCCGAGGGCTTGTGCCATATAATCTCGTTGCGCAGTATCCACCCCCGCAGGATCATCATCTCGGCGAACAGCCCCGGGATATTGCACAGCGATTTGTGCGGAACTCGGTGTATCGACAGATCGACGCGCAGTGTTTTCAGACAATGGGCGTTTTTACCCGGCGGCCAATCGTCTGTGCGGTTGTATTTATTGAGTTTGCTGTACGAATCGCCGAGGTTCACCCATAGCGTCCCCGTACTTTTCAATACGCGGCAACACTCGTCGAAGATGCCCACGAGATGCTCCAAGAACATCTCGCGGGAGGGTTCCTGTCCCAACTGCCCCAGCCATCCGCCGCAACTGCGGCAGATGGCGTAATCGTCGAAATCGTGTTCACACTCCTGCCGCCCGCCGAACAGTATCGGAGAGAGTCCGTAATCTCTGAGCTGCCAGTACGGGGGCGAGGTTACGATACAGTCGATGGAGTTGTCGGGCAGCCGGCCGAGGCCGGAGGCCGCATCCGTATTAAAAATTACATCCGTTCGCATTGCATTCGCTCTTTAATGTCCAGTCCCCGTATCGCTGTCCGGCACTTCGTCCCAAGGGTTGTCCTCCGGAATCTCGATGTCCGTCTGTGGGCGTTTCAGGGTTTCCGTTGTTTCTTCCTCATACAGTTTGGCGCACGAGGTAAAGGCCATAGCCGCTGTCAGCAGCATCGTGGCCGCGATCGCTCTTTTTCTCATCGTCAGTCATCGGTTAAAAGGTTGGATATTTCCGGGTCGAGCCTGCCCCGGTATTCGAATGTCTCTTTCAGCTCGCACGCCCGCTCGAACCATTTGCGCCCTTCCTCCCTGTGACCCAGCCGCGAGCAGGCGATGGCTTTCAGGTAGCACGCCTCGGCCGATTCGGGCAGCGCGGAGAGCACTTCGTAAGCGCGGTCGTCATGGCCGAGCGAGAGCAGTGCGATAGCCGTATTTCGGTCATGGTAAGGAGCCAATATCGTGAGGGCTTCGCCGTAGCGCCTTTCGTCGAGCAGCTTCACGCCCCGCGCGTAGAGCGTATCGGGTACGGTCGTATGGATCGTATCCTTCACCATGCCCACGCGCCGCAGGTCGTATTTGAAATCGACCGAGCGCAGCAGCGGATAGAGCCGCTCCCGGATATGTTTATACTCCTGCGGATACCTGCCGCGCAGGGCCGCTTCGCGCCGGTCGGGATTCTTCTCCGCACCGAGCAGCGCAAGGATCGCCTCGCGGTGCGGCAGACTGTCCGAGGCGGCGATCAAGCGCCCCAGCTCCGTCCAGTTCTCGCCTGCGGAGCGCACGGCGATCAGCGTATCGACCTGCCGCCCGAAACGCTCGCCCAGACGCCGTTTGAGCGACAGGGCACGCTCGCGGGCCAGACGCTCGTTGAGCGCGAGCGCTCCTTCCGGTGATGCCGAAGCGGTCAGCACGATACTGTCCACATAAAACTCCCGCTGGTTTATCAGTCCGTCCATCAGGGATTCGATACGGGCGAGCTGAACGGCGTTGGTTTCCAGCGTGTCGATAATGTCCGATTTGCCGACTTCGAAGGCAAGGTAGTTGCGGTCTTTGACCACGGCATACTTCTCGATCACTTTGATCAGGTAGCGCCTCGTGGTGTCTGTAAAGGTCAGCATCGAGGATATATTGTATTCCAGCGTATCGAGCGGCGGCATATCGTAACGGCTGCCGTCCAGCCCTACGACCGCTCCCGCAAGTGTGACGTGCATCGTCTTGCCTTCGCCTTTGGTCGGTACTTCCTGCGTGTAGTAATAGCTGATCTTCTCACGGCCTTCGACGATGGAATCCAGCCGCACGCCCTCCGGATAGGGGTGCTTGACGAAACGCTCGAAAGCCCGCTGCTCGGCAGCCGCATCGGGCTTGAAGACCCGCACGTATTGGTCGAACTGCCAATAGTTGCGATCCTGCACGCGGCAGAACAGCCCGCCCCGGATACTGATCTGCTGAAGCGGCACGAGGCTGTCCGTCTTGTGGAGCATGGGTGTTACGGCCACGCTCCGGCAGTTGCCCTGCAACTGGCGCGGCAGCTCGATCACGAAGTCGATGCAGACCTTGCCCATACGCTCGGCGACGGTGCGCGATTTGGCCACCACGACCACCTCGTCGAGTTCGAACGACATGACGCGCTCGCCGTTTTCGAGCGTAGTCGTAGGCAGGAAATAGATGGGTTTCAGGCTGTCGCGGTGCTTGTATTCGACATATTGCGGTGCGGACTCCTTTTTCGGCTCCTGCTTTTGTTCTTTGGGCGCATAGTTCGCCCGTGCGCCCAAGCCCCGGCGCTGAAGCCTGCCCGTAACGGTACAACCGCCCAGCAGCAGGCACACGACGAGGCTGTGCAATAACATCTTCTTCATTGTTTTATAACTTTTTTCTTATCATAAGCCGAGAAGACGGGCCCGACTACCTCCATGTAATCGACGCTTGTGCTTGTTGACTTTGCCCGTAGATGTCCGTAATCGTAAAGACGAATTCCGTTCGCTCGGCATAGGAAGAGTTGGCGGTAAAAATATGTTGTCCGGCTTCGAGGGTTACAGGGCTGTCGGGGCGTAACATGGAACCGCCATACGAAACCCTGCAATTCGTCGAGGTCGTCGTATAACTTACGGTATAGTCGCCCGCGTATTCGGTCGAACGGATGATCAGCGTCATCGGACTGTCCGAATAGAGAGCCGCCGAGGACATGGTTCGTATCATTGCGGAGAATTTCGGATAACGGGACGTTACCGTGCATTGCCGCTGTACGCTATGGCCGCTGCCGTCGCTTACCCGCACCGTAACCGTCAGGTCGCCGGTGACACGGGTGTCGAGCAAGAAACCGTGGGTTCCATTGCCTAACATGACTTCGTTGCCGCCGAGCCCTGTCCCTGCGGGAAATACGAAAACGGCCTGCGGATCGGAACAAGTGAAGGTAGAGATTGCGGCGTCATCGCTTCCACTGATTTCCAACGTAAAAGTGGCGGGATTGCCGACGACGATTGCCGAAGGCGGTGTCAGCGTAACATCGAGAGAGGGTTTTTCGACCGCCTCGGTCGTCAGCGTACGGCGAATTTCATAGTCATAGGCATCCCGCAGGACGAATGTCAGCACGGCTTCGCCTGCAACTGTCGGGCAGTATCCGATCCGTGCTGTTTTAATTCCGGCTCCGCCGGGTAATGCGACGGGAATTCCGGTCGTCATGGCTGCACCGTCGAATGTTATCGTACCTTCGCCCTTCTCCTGTTCGACGGTCAGCGTGTAGCGACCGTCGGGATCGGTGCTCTCGACCCTCATCTCGGTAAAAATATCGTCGCCCACGCAGCACGTCCGAGGTAGTTCCGTGAAGGTCGCTCCGAGCGTCGAAAGACGCATATCCGTCGCATTGGCCCCCGAAATCATCACATCGAGGTTATAATGACAGTTACGCAGGATGTCGAAAGAGGTCGTGACGTTGCTGCCGGGATAGATGTAATAATCGACCTTACGGCCTGATGCCTCGCCTTCAAGATGGATACAGGTGGCGTATTGCGGGGCATTTTCGCGGCTGCGCTGCCGCGGGTCGGTGATGCCCGGCACTTCGCCCTGAGCGTTTTCGGGAAGGTAAAGAACAACGGAGTAGCTGCGTCCGGAAAGGGCGCTCTTCGGAAAGGATGTCACTTCGCTGTCCGTTGTGGGTTTGCTTCCAGCGAAGAACGGCACGCAGGACGGTACGCCCGTTACCTGACAGGATCGGAGTTCGAAATCCGTAAAGGCGCCGGCCGTCGTGACGTTCAGAGTCAGTTTTGCCACACACCGCCGCAGGAGTATCGCGACATCGGTAGCCCCCGATACAGTGAAAGACTGCCGGCCGCTCATCGCAAACCTCTCATCGGTATCTCCCGATACATCGAGAACGTACATCGCTTCCTGCAATCGCAGGAGTGTCATCGGCCCCATATCTTCCCTCGTATTGGCGATGGCATACGCTTCGTAACGGCCGTGAGCTATCGTCATCGTCCGCGAAGCGTTCCCTGCGGTCAGATAGTGATGTTCCAGCGAACCCGTCTGCACGTTATGCAGGTAAAGGTTCACGTCTGCAATGGTATTTTCATCCTCCGAATTTCGTGTCGGAAATCCGTTGTCCGCAGCCGTAAAAGATATTTCCACCTGCGAAGCGACAGCTTCGGGGGACTGCGGTCCATCGGGCGGGTAGCTGCCGCTATCCTTCGTGCAGGATGCGGACAGAAGCGGCAATAATCCTAAAAACAAGAGCTTTTTCATATCTCGGGATTCTAAAACATATAAGAGAAAGAGGCTTCCAGCTTCGCCGGAGCCAGTGCGATACGGCGGTAATGCCGCAGAAAGACATCTTCGCCGGGCGGCGGCGCGGGGTTCCAGCGCGTATCGTTCATGTAATACAGGCCGATGCCGCCTTCGAGCGAGAAATTCCACCGCCTATGCAGCATCCACGAGTAGCCCGCGCTGGCACCTACGCCGACAGCCCAGCCGTTGTAGCGTTTGTTCCGGTTCCCGACGCGATACTGTGCGAGGGCGGAGTGCACGCCCCAAAAGAAGCCGACGTGCGGCTCGAAGCGCCAGCGGCGCACACCCACGACGGCTCCCAGCACTTTGGTTCGCAGACTTTCGGTCGAGATCGGGTTCCAGTATGCCGACGCTTCGACAGACCATTTTTCCGATACGGCCACATCCACACCGGCATTGACGGTTCCCGTTGCCAGTCCCAGCGCATTGACGCGCACGGCCGTATATTGAGCCGAAGCTGCGTTCGCCGCGAGGACGAACAGCAGCAGTACAAATAATCTTTTCATCGTGTTTCTATTTTGTTGGAATGAGTAGCCGCCGCATCCGGCAAAAGGTATCGGCGGAGCGTTGAGAGAGGTTAATCGGTCTGAAATTCGGGAACGACATTGCGGTTTTCCCATGCGGTAAAGGAATACTCCGGCTTCCGCGACAGCTCCTTGCGGGGATAGTGGCCGATGAAGTTGCTCCACCAGACGGCGACCGTTTTCCCTCCGATCCCCTTGAACGTGCAACGGCTTCCTATCGGAACAACGAACGCCTGTTTTTCCTGATCGATCCGGTACGCGCCGTCGCAACTTATCTCGACCAGATCGACATGGGTATAGATATAGACGGCTTCCTGCACGAAGTCCACGTAGAGCGTATCCCGAAACCTTTTCATGGGATGGCGGTACGGGTTTTCCGCTGAGACGAACTGCGTGAGGCCGCGATCCGCATACCAACCTCCGACTTTCGATCCGTCCACCGGTTTGAGAGGCACGAGCGGCCCGTCGTCCAACGACAATATCATCATGCGATTGTCTTCGGACGTATAGGAGGAACTCCATTTTACGACCGTCATATTCTCTTTGTCGACGCTTCCCCGACCGCGGTGGGTAGTCCCACGCTTCCAGTAGGTATATATCGTCAGGAGATTATAAAAGTCGTGCGTAAACGTTTTCGTATAGCTGTACCCGTCCGTGTTGCTTACAGCCACCTCATAGACGAGGCAATGATTGTCGGCGGTATAGCAATCGCCGGGGAAGTAGTCCACGGGGAGAGTGTAAACGCCCGAAGGGGCGTCGAGCGGGAAGGTGACGGACGAGGTGAGCGGCTGCCCGTTGAAGAAGAAGGCCCCGTTCTTTCCTGCGACGAAGCGAACCGTCGCCGAAAGGTCGCCGGCCTTTTGCGGATCGTCCACGGTGATCGTAAGCTGCCGGCCGGGGTCGTACAGGCAATATCCCTCGAACCGATAGCCCTCGTAAGGGAAGTTGTCCGAAATCTCGACTTCGAACGCATCTACACGGGTATCGACCGCGTTTTCGCCCTTGATGACGATATTGAGCGTATATACCGTATTGCGGCGCACGTCGAAGTTGGTCGTATTGTTCTCTCCCAGATATACGTCGTACGTCAGCAGTTTGCCTTCACGCTGCGCTTTGATCCGCAGGAAAGTCGCTCCTTCGGGTGCGTTGCCGGCACATTTCTGCTCCTGAGAGGTTATTCCCGGCACTTCGCCCCGACAGTTCTCCGCCAAGAAGAACGTGCGCGATGCCTTGCGGTTCTCATACGATGCGATCGCCGAAAGCTCGGAAGAGGTGAGCTCACGGGCCTGCTGATCCTCCGCAAACAGCGTGGTGACACTTGCCATATCCACCACCTGCACGGATTGGAGCTTCAGGTCGTAGTCCACCCCGTAGAAGGAGATGTTGCAGACGATTTTGGCCACGTTGCGCCGGACGGTGACCGTAGCCTCCGGCGTCCCTTTCCCGACCGTACATTCCGCATATCCGGACATGGGCAGCGACGTGTAACTTCGGGGTACGCGGAACTCATAGTCCGACAACGCCTCCCGGCTCATCGGGCCCATGTCTTCGTGCAGATTGGCTACGGCATACACATCGTACCGGCCGGCGGGAATGGAACGCTCCAATACGCCGCCCTGCACGTAAAAGTGCTGCGACGGGCGTATGCCCTGCGGATCGAAGAGGAAAACGTTCATGTCCTTGACGGCCCGTTCGTCCGCGGCCCGGGTAACCGCCTGCGTTTCTTCCGGACACACCCGCAGCGTAAAGCGGGTCGCAGACTCCGCAGCCGGAACAATGTCTTCTTTGGAACAACCGATCGCCAAAGCGAGCAGCGGCATAATTAAAATCAGTAGGTTTCTCATAATGAAAAATGGAAAAAGGGGAAAGACAGGGACGATTGCACCCTGTCCCTTCCCTTCTGATGCTACATACCGATATTAACATCCTGATTGAACGGCCCTTCCCAGTCTGCGGGGGTGATCGTCACGGCCACGTCGGCACCCGTCAGGCCGCTGATGTTCACCGTTACGCGGCGGTAGGTATTGCGGTTGATAGCCTTACCCGAATCCCCGGCAAGTTCGCTCTCGTAACTTACGGGCATCTGGTCGTCCGTCGTTCCGAAATCCCCGTCATGATCGTAAATGCCTTCGAGGGTCAGCAGTACGCTCTCGGCAGCCATGTTGTCCTCATTGCCGTAGATATAGAACAAATTGGCATATTTCCCGCTCTGCTCTTTCGCTGCCTGCGTATGGCTGAAAGTCTGTGCTGCGAACAGAGGCATGGTTCCCCCGGAATGTTCGCGGTTCTGGGTTCCTCCGGAATGCGACGTGCCGACGTCGAAATAGGAGACCGAGGATGCCGCACGGGAAACGGTCGCCGAAGCGATCCGCACGCGACCCGGATAAGTCGCGGCGAACTTGCTGTCGGTCGTGGCCTGTACGGCTACTTTCGACACGAGCCTTTCGAGCGCGATCTGCACGGTGGTCGTCTGCCCGGCCGCAGCGATGGCCTGCGTCGCCGAACCGGTCATAGTGAACCCTGCGGAGCGTTTGGCCTTCGTCGTCACCTCGTCGAACGTACCGTTATAGTCCGCGATCTCGCTCTCGGCCTGGCTTCGCAGGTCGTCCAGTGTGCCGATCCCGGAAAGGGCACTGCCGTTGGCGATGGCATAGAAACGGTACGTTTGCCCCGGTGCGGCGTCCGGTACGGGAATGGTCGCCGTCTGTCCCGAAATCTCCGCAGCGGTGAACTTGCGTTGCAGTACGGCGTCCCCGTTGCCGTCGAATACGAACAGCGTGAGCGTGCCTATCTTCTTCTCCCAGCTCTCGGCCGCGGCCGTCTGGTCGAAGAAGGCGCGGGTTTCGGGCGTCTTGTCCGTCAGGGTGATTTTCACTACGCTGCCCGTCGCCGAGTCTGCGATCTCGTCGGTGTGCTTGTTGCAGGAGGCCAGCATGGCCAGGGCAGCCGTGGCTGCCAAAATCATCTTTTTCATAGATTTAATTGATTTTATGCCGTTTCGTGCGGCGGTTAATAAAAAGTGGTGGATGAATGTCAGTCGATGATGAATTTCAGTCCTATTCCGAACTGCGTGTGGAAATGCCCTGTCGTCGTGCCCCAAAGCACACGCTCGCGGCCCGATATGCAGAGCACGATGCGGTCGGTGATATAGGCTTCGGCCTCCAGCGTCACCGCGCCTCCGTAGAGGAATCCCTCGCGGCTTCGGATCGTGGAGCCGTCGTACAGCATTTTATCTCCCCAGTTCACCGTCTCGTACCCCAACAGGGCCGAGCCGCCGATGTAGAGGAAGAAGGTCTTGGAGCCGTCCGCGAGAAACTTATAGTAGTAGCCCCCTTCGCCCGTGAACTGCGCCACGGGGATACTCCCTGCTTTGTAGGGGTAATTGCGGCAGAGGTACTCCGCCCCGAAGACCCACTTGTTCGCACGGCCCGCATAACGGTTCATGGCCGCTCCGAAGTAGTACCCCGTGGTGCTGCGCCCGGAGGCGGAGTACCAGCCGTCCGCCATGCCCGCGCGTACCTCCAGCCCCCGCATTCCGGGCAGGGTACGCTGGGCATGGGCCTCCGGAGCCAAAGCCAGACCGAGGGCCAGCGATAGCAGCAATGCCAACCGTTTCATGCTATTTGACCTTTAATTCGTTGATGACCTCGGCACGCACCAGATCGGCGTTTTCGACCGTAAAGGTCTGGTGGCGTCCGCCTTCTTTCTCGTAGAGTTCCACCACGAGGTGCTTGTCGTCGGGAATGGTGAACTTCGGAAGCGTGAAGACCATGCGCTCGCTGCTCTTGCCCCGAATCACCTGCACGTTGTTGTGGGCACGCAGGGGCCGGATGACCTGCTCCTGAATGGCCGTGCGCTTGGCGACCTTCTTATCCGCGATCTTGAAGGTGAGGTGATCGACCTCGAAAGGCACGTTCGAGGAGTTCTTCAGTTGCAGGTGGAAATAGAGCAGCCCGTTGTGCGAATAGATGCCTTTGAGTAGATACTGGATGCCGAAACGCTTGCAGCCGATATGCTTTACCTCGCGGCGGTCGTTCTTGTAGATCGACTTCATAATGAGCTTCACCAGCAGCGGCGATTCGCTCCCCAGCTCCTCCATGTAGATCTCCAGCGCGTTGTTGGGGCGATTCACCGCCTCGCCGTCGTGCAGGAAGTCGGTCATCTCGACCGACAGTTTCACAGGCTCGTCGGCATACTTGACATTGAAGGTGTAATAGGCGCCGTCTTCCGTTATCACCGAGAGGTTGCTCTCGCGCGAGAAGTCGCGCAGGGCTGCCTTGACGCGCAAAACATTCTCCGTGCCGTCGGCTTTGGCGGCCAAAAGGTCTGCCGAGCCCAGATCGACGTAGCGGATGGCCGAGGGGAAAATAACGTGCGTGGTCTTGTTGAAGGTCACCTCCAGCGCGTAAGGCGGGATCATGCGGTCGAAGGTCAGCGGACGGGTCAGCCCGCCGAAGTAGTCGCCCGTCGAAGGTGTCGCGGCAGCCGGTATGTCCGGCGCTGCGGTTTCGGCTATCTCCTGCGCCGAAGCGCCCGTTACGCATCCTAAAAGTGCGAACGATAAAAGGATTTTTTTAACTGCGCCCGGCTTGTTTTCTTTCGCTGCCGGCGAGCAAAGGTTTTGCGAGCGGACTGTGCTCTCGATTTTCTTTCGGTTCATAACTCGTCTTTCTTTAATGTGTTCGGTTTATGGATATTCAGTGGCTTGCGTGTTATTCCAGCGGGGGCAGCAGCAGGACACGGTACCCTGCTTTGAGCGTCACCTTGACCTGCCGCATCTTCTGCCCGACGTACTGCGCCGTGCCTTGTATGACGCTGCGCCCCAGATCGGAGAGCAGTTGCGTCCCCGCATCGTCCGTAATGGTGATACTGCTTCCCAATCCTGAACCCGCATTGGCGGCGATCTCCTTCACGGCGCTGATCTCGTCGGATGCGGGGACGCTGATGCCCTCGCCTCCGTCCATGTCATAAACCAGCAACTCGACCGGTATCACGCTGCCCCGATATTGCACGGCGCTGACCGTGATCATCATGCGCTCTCCGTCGATGCGGGCCGTGCCCGTAAGTACGGTGTTCGCGGGGATCAGCACGCCGCCGGCCCTCATCGACTCAGTAAGGCGCAGGGGTACCTCCTTGCCGTCCGTCACGGTCGTCGTGCGATAAATACAGGCTCCGATGCTGTTTTTCTGTACGGGGTTCTCGTTACCCGCCGCAGTATTGAATCCCCAGTTGCGAGGCTTCGTGAACTCCGCGACGAATACCGAATCGGGCATCGGGGCCGCGAGGCGCGATACGACCTCTCGGCGCACTTGGGCGACGGGTTGCACGGTGCTCCTGCCGCTGCGGGATGCACCGCCCGTCGGGGTGGTCTGGACGGCTTCCGCCGCACCGCCCGCATTTTGCCCTCCGTTCATGTATTTCGAGGCCAGTTGGTAGGATTTCTCGATCAGTGCCAGTTGTTGCTCCTCGGCGCTCTGCCGGGCCTGTTCGTCCTCCAACTGCGCTTCGAGCCGGTCGATGCGTTCCTGCAACTCCTTCTCTCTGTCGCTTTCGGCCTCGTTCTGCGTCTCTTCATAGAAGCTGCCTATCTGACGGTTCAGGTCGTGGTACGCACCCACCGATGAGTGCAGGGTTCCGCTCTCGAAGCGCGAGGGGTTCTCGTAGTATTCTACGGGTTTGGGGGCCATGCGCATCTCCCTTTCCTCGCGTGCGGTCCGTTCCTCCTCGCTCTCGGGTTCCTCGCCCAGCGAGAAGGCGAAATCTTCCAGCGAGCGCATCTTGGCCTCCTGTTTGGCCTTCATCTCCTGCTGCACATAGGCGTCGCGTTTGTCGGCGACAATGCCGCTCTGCTCCGGCGTGGGCAGGCTGGTATTGAGCCCCGCCTGTTCGGTGGCCTCCTCACCGCCCGAAGGGGCGAAAATGAGCCACATGATCGCGGCGAAGACCAGCAGCATCAGCGGGAAGACGATCATCTTGCGCCGCTGCTGTATTTGCTGCTCGGTAAGCTCCTTCGCGGGCTTCTCCGGCGCAGGCTGTTCGTTACTGCCGTGTTTCTCGTTCTCTTTCATAATCGGTCGTGTTTAATCGTTCGGAGCTGTCCGCCCCGGACTGTGTTCGTTCTGTTTCAGCGGGAAAGGCTGCTTCCTGCTGCGGCTTTGGATCTGAATTTCCGAAGGATTCCGGCTTGAGCCTCTGCTCCGGCTGCGGTGCAAGCCGTCGCAGGTGTTCGATCCGTATCCGCTCCCCGTCGTTGCGCCCCAGAGAGTATATCGCCGAAACGGTGCTATACAGCGACAGTGCGGCGAAGAGCACGAAGAGCGTAATGATCGCAATAACCCTCTTGTCGGGACTGATCGCCCCGCACACGCGCCGCAGCCGATCCTCGATCCGCTCTCCGGCGCGTTTTATCCATTTCCGTATCATAATTTATCGTGCTATGACCCGCAGATCGCGGTTTTCGACAATCTCGAAGCGCTCCATTGTAAAACCCTGCGGGTTGTTGTCCGAGCGCACCGAGTTGATGAGGTTGCAGCGCGTGATGAGCGAGCGTTCGGTAACGTTGCTCTCGCGTATAATCATCTGCCGTGCATAGGTCGTTACGCGGTACGGATAGGTATTGAAGTCGCAGACCACCGAATCGACCTGCACCTGCTGATTGATGTTGCCCGCCACCACGCGGTTGTAGTAGCCCTTCTCCTGAAGATCCTGCGAGTAGTGGTAGGCGCTCTTGTCGCATAGGAACAGGGCGCGGTTGATGTTGCTCTCGATGGCCGCCCGGTCGGGCGCCAGCGTGAAGAAGAGCTCGTGGAAGCGGCGGACGTGCTCCCGCGCCTCGACGGGCCGGTTCTGGCTGAGGTCTTGCGAGAGGGCCAGCATCAGCGACTTGCCCTGATCGAGCACATAGATCTTCTCGCGCTGGCGCTGGGCGAACTGGTAGCTCTTCACGACGCTGAACACGGCCACCACGGCGCACAGTCCGAGGAAGACGAGCGTGAAGAGCCGTATCTGCCGGAAGCTCGTTTCGATGTTTTTCAACGATTTGAATTCCATTTTTTGTCGTTTTATCGGGTTTATCTCTTCTATTGAGCCGCACAGAAAAAGGTGCGGCTGACATGCGGTTCAATCGCTACAAAAGCGATCGGCTGCATTCCATCAATGGCCGCCGGACGACCCTCCGCCATCCTTCGTGGCGAGGTTATCGCCTTGGGGGCCGCTGTCGTCGCTCTCGCCGTATTTCGATTTGCCGCCGCGCCCAAAGGCTTTGCCGATCAAAGCTCCGGTCACGCCGCCCGCGACACCGGCAGCGAACGACGAAGCGCGGTTGACGCCGCCCAGTCCCGAACCGCCGCCCGCCTGCACGATCCACTCGGCTACGGTCGGCACGGTGAAATAGCCGATGATCCCGATAATCAGGAAGATGATATAGACGCCGTTCGAGCCGTCCGGGATGTAGCTGGGGTCTTGCAGCGCCGCAATGTCGGCCTGAAGCATCAACACCTGTATCTTGGCCAGCACGGCCGAGAAGAGGTCGGCTACGGGCAGCCACAGATAGACGCAGATGTATTTTGAGAGCCAGTGCGTGAGCGTTCCCTGAAAACCGTCGTAAACGGAGAGCGCGAACGACAGCGGGCCGAGAATGGAGAGCACGACCAGAAAGAACGTCCGCAGCGTGTCCACCGTGAGTCCTGCGGCGTTGAACAGCAGCTCGAAGAAGTCGCGCACCAGCTCTCGGAACCACATCTTGATTCCGTGCCACGTCCGCTCCCACCACATACTGATTATTTCGCCCAGATCCGTAATGCCCAGTTCGGCGAGCTGTTGGTCGTACACCTCGTCGTCCACCAGCCACGCCTTGCCTTCGCGCACGCGGGCCTCGTATTCGAGATCGTCCCGCTGCTTCTGGTAGGCGGCGATGTCCGTCGTCTGCCCTTCGAGGATGGCGTGCGTGCCCTGCACCACGGGCGAAAGCACGGCGTTCACCGTCCCCAGCACGACGGTCGGAAACATAATGATACACAGCCCGATGGCGAAGGGGCGCAGCAGCGGGAACACGTCGATAGGCTCGGCCGAGGCCAGCGCCTTCCATACCCGATAGGCCACGTAAAAAAGCGCTCCCAGACCGGCCACGCCTTTGGCGATGCCGACCATATCCCCGCACAGGGGCAGCATCTCCTGATAGAGATTGCGCAGCACTTGGTGCAGGTTGTCGAAATTTGTTGCGAGCGGTGTCATGGCTACCAATATCTTTCGGAGGGTTTGCCGTAGAGCGCCTGCACGCGGGCGGCATCGCCTTTGGACTGGCTGCGCAGGAACGAAACGGAGATCGCCTTGTCGGTATAATAGCGCGTGAGGTTACGGTAGCGCAGCATCCGGGTATAGATCTGATCCACTACGTCCATGCGCTCCTTGTCCGAGAGCGAGAGGCCATTGCCGGAGGTCACGATGTTCTTCAGCTCCGTGACCAGCGCCCCGCCTTCCTCCAGCAGCCGGGCGTAACCGGCCGAGATGGCCGCCAGCTCGCCGGGGGTGAAGTTGCGGTCTGTGACCATACGGTTGAATCCCGACATGTAAATATCCGTGATCTCGCTGACCATCTCGATCGTGAGCTTCACCTTGCGGGCGTCCTTGATGATGTTGTGCACCGATTTCAGGGCGTCGTAATACGCCTTGCTTTGGTTATAAATCTTTACGCTCTCTTGCAGGGACTTAATCATGTTGGATGCCGTCGTGGAACTCTGCACGGCACTCTTGATGTTCTGTACGAGGTTGGACGGGTCGATGACCGTCCACTGCGCCGCGGCCCGCTGGGTGAAGCAGGCCGGAACGAGGCACATGAGCCATATCCATCGTTTCATTTTCTTTCGTTGTTTTATGGGTTTTACATTCGCGGGATTTTATTCCTCCGCGCGGTAGTAGTCGCCGTATCCCGCGAGGGTCAGTACGTCGCGTTCGTGGTCGTAGGAAAGACCGATGCGGCCCCACAGGTCGAAGTAACAGAGGCCCCACATCTGCCGCAGCGGACGCCGCAGCACGGTCTTCGCATCGTAGGCGAAGGCCACGTGGTAGCCGCCGGCCCGGCGTGCTTCGTTGTGGTATATCCGTACCTCCGGCGACCCTTCGCGGCTGCACCAGCGGCCCGCGATCTCCGACATCCTGAAGTAGAGGTGCGAGGCCGGTATGGGGTATTCGTTATTTCTCCTGCACATGGCCGCCTCCCTATCTTTCGTTTTCCCGCTGGCGGGTGTAATCCTCTCCCGGCGATACCATCAGCGTATCGGTCTGCGTGTCGAGCGCCAGAATCGTAATCCGGTCGCCGGAGCCGTAATAGAGAATATCCCCGTCGAGCCAGACCAGCACATAACGCTCGCCGGTCGGACGGCCGTTGCGTTTAAGGTATCTGAGGACGAAGTGCTCCCCCGCGCGGACGATCTCGATGTCGCAGCGGTTCGGCGCGGACATCCACCTGCCGCACAGGCGGCCCATCTCCCGCTCCCTGCGTCGGAGTTCCTCTTCGCGCCAGCCGGACGTTACGGCGGGTTCCTCGAAAGGAGCCGGTGCGGGGTCGGATGCCTCGTGTCCGCAGGCGGAAAGTCCGCAGGCCGGAGGGTCGCAGAGTTCGCGTATCTCGCCGAAGATCGTCTCTGGCATCGGTTCCCGATGATCGGGGGACAGGAGCGTTTCGGTCAGTATCTCGCCGATACCCGCGTGGTGACGGGCCAGACGGCGGAGTTGTTCGCAACTTATGATTTTCGACATGATGTTTTCGGTGTTTGCGGGGCGTCGGCCCCGGTTGATGACTATTTTTCGGCGAGCTGTTTGATCGCCAGCTCTATGTCGCCGCCCAGAGATTCGGCCCGGCGCTGCACCTCGATCTTCTCGCTCTCCTCGGTCGTGTAGGCGAGGTACTCCTGTTTACTGACCTCGGTGGCATAGACGGCGCTCTGCACGCCGCCCAGCCCGATCCAGACCTCCTTGTACTTGCGGCCCGGATGATTCGACATATTGATCGAAAGTATCTGCGCCTTCTCCTTGTCCGTAAGACCCAACAGGGTTTGGATGGCGTCGAAGCGGTTCATGAATTTGCGCTGATCCAATAAAATCTTGCAATCGCTGTTGTTGATGATCGCCTCCTTCACGATGGGCGACGAGATGATGTCCTGCACCTCCTGCGTGACCGTCACCACCTCGCCGAAGTGCTTGCGGACGGTCTTGTGTAGGCTAAGCACCCGGCGCCTTACCGTATTTCTACGGCAGGTTTCCAAGAACT